TTCTTTTTCAGGCTCACATTTAACTAAAACTTTATTTTTATTTATAAATTCTAAATCATATAAAGAATGATTTGGCTTCCAACCATTGTCAAAAGTAGAAACTCTATAAGATAAATTATTTTTCCAAAGTAATGAATCTCTTAAATTTTTTGTAGGTAAAGTTTCATCAATGTTTTGGATTCTATTGTTCATAAAAGTAATCCATTTATTGACATCAAATTTACCATTAGTTTTGAAGTTATCCATTATAAAAGCCCGTCTCTTTTTAAGTACCCTTGTATTCTTGTTGGTATATATTTTTTAAGACCATATTGTGCATACTCCCAATATCCTAAGAATCTCCATTCTCCATTAGGATATACAACTATAAATTCTGCACCACCTTCAAAAGTTAAAGTAACTTTAAAAATTTCAATTTTATCTGAAGGATTGTCAATATAATTTCTAGGAGATGAAGTAAATTCCCAACCATTTTCACTATCCCATTTTTCATAATTAGAATTTGACTTACTTAAAAATTTATCTCTATTACAACTACTTCCTGCCCATTGAACTTTTTTAGTTTGTTGATTAACAATTTTTGAAGTGCTACCTGATATTGCATTAAAATAAGGAATAGATTGTATGGAAGTATTCATAAAATCAAGCCATTTATCACGATTAAAACTACCGTCAGGATTATTAAAGTTTATTTTAGTTGTTTCATTCATAAGAATATATTATATAATCTTTGATTATATTTCAACTATTTATAAAAAAAATATCAAAAAAAAGCTCAATGTTTATAGGGTTTTAGAAAAAATTTAAAAAAATTATAGAATTACACCACTTAAAGTGGTCTTTTTGTGTCCTCTAAGTAGTGTTTGAACATCAGGGTCAATCTTGGAGAATAACTCGCTGACTCCTGTATTAACATCTCCATAAGTATTGAATGGAGTATCTTTTCTTTTGAAATAACGAAGTGATTGAATAAGAGTTGCAGTAATTATATCTGAAGGAATTTNAGTCCAACCCCATTTAGCAGTTACTTGGACATTACTTTTTATTGTTGGGTCAAATCTCTCTGAACTTCTTGTATCAAGAATTGTAATNTTNTTGTAAGGCTCNTAGTAAGTTNTGCCGTCAATGATTCTATTTATTCTAGGATTGGTTGGCTCAACAATGAAGTCAGTATTAATTGTTAAAGTTTTTTCATAAGTTCCGTCATCATTATCATCTAACTTCACTATAAGACCTGTTGTTGTAGAAATATCAGGTGTCTCTAAATATAAACTATTGTTTGGTGTAAAAGTTTTAGCATTAACTACGCTATCTTGATAGAATCTTCTACCACAAATTTTATCTATTAATCTACAAGCTGAGTCAATGGCATTATCAATATTGTCATCTTGTGCCGTTCCTGATAAGCCAATGTATGCCTTTAAATCAGCTTTATCAATATACTGACCTGCCACTTAAGACCTACTTTGCTTTATTTTCTTTTGGTTGTTTTGCTTTTGATTCTACGAACTTAAGAGCTTTGTATTCAGCGTCAGGCATTTCCCAACCTTCTCTTGCAATAAGTTTGCCTTTACGCCAACCTTTTGGCATACCTTCAGCAGACTCTTTACAAAGTCCTTCTTCATTCATATAAATATCTTTTTTAATTATCATTTTATCCTTTTTGCTAGATGTCCCACTCTCATAAGACGAATGGGACATCAAAGCCATNATCTAATNTNTTANAANTTNGTNATNGTACAGAAAGCAGTTGNNCGATAGANNGGGAATCCTAATCTAACGGTTGCTTTCATAACCATAATATCTTTTACGAAGTTTTCATCGTGGGAATCAGACATAGCTACTTCCATACCTTGTCTTGCGACAATATGACAAGCCTGTCCACCACCGAAAACACCTACAATCGCAGTTCCTGCAGGTCTAGTTGTATCTAACACGACAGGTAATCCCCATAGTGTTTGTCCAACTGCACCACCGAACTGTCCTGCACCAACAAAGAGTGGGTTTAAGCTACCACTTGTTGTAACTGCGTTTACTTCAGTAACAACTTGATACCAATCAGAAGGGTGCATAATGATAGCGTCAGGACTTAAGAAGCTATCTTTTTGAATTTCTGTGATTGCTTCATAAATTTGACCTACTCTCTTAAGGTTTCCTGCAAATGCAGAATAATCAAAAGTGTTTATTCCTGATTTGTTTAAGATACCTGTTAAGTTAGGTGCTACACCTGACCCTGCAAGTAATTGGTCTCCAACTGCAAGATTAACCATAGTTCTTAATCTTGAGTCAAGATAACCACTTACTGCTGATACATCAGCTAACAATTCTTCTGTTACAGGCAAGAATGAGCCAATCTTACGAATGTTCTCTGTTTGCTCTGTAAAAGCAAGTGCGTTTTCGTCTAGAGCTGAACCTTCAGCTTTAGCACTTGAGTTATTAGTAAATGTAGTTTCTTCCAAATACTTATATTGGTAATTATCTGTTGTAATTGTGTCGATTAAGTCAATAACAGTTTGTGGGTTTCTCAATGCAGTAGGAACGATTAAATCGCTTCTTGTTACTGCAGGTGGATAACCTGTTTCTGTTAATGTTGTTTTTAATTCGACTTGTGGATTCCACTTAAGCTCTGAATTAATGTTCTTTTGCCCATTATTCATAAAACTTTTGTAAGCACTAGATTCAATGAGTTGGTCGCCAAGAGTTTTTCTCTCAACTTGTTCCTTCTCGTTGTGAATAGGCATTGATTTTACTTCTTTACCTTTTTCTAATGCTTCTTCAAGTCTTGCTTCTTGAGTTTCTAGAGCATTTAATTCATTAACTTTTTCATTAAGTTTCTCAATTTCAACATTTCTATCTTCGATAGCTTGTTTCTTTTCAACAGAGATTTCAGAGCCACCTTCAAAGGAGTCCTTCATTTCTTTAACTGCGTCAAATTGAGTTTGTCTTAATGCGTGGAGTTCCTGTGTGAGTTCGTTTAATTTACTCAACTTTATCTCCTTCATTAACTACGCCTTGACTTCTTGCCAAGACTTCTTGTGTATTTAGCCAAAGTGCGTCAATACTATCTTTAGGTTGCTCTGCTTCTTCTTCTCCTAGTCCAAGAATGTTGTCTAAATCGTTATAGACTTCTTGGATTCGGTCTTGAATCTGCATAAGAGATTCTTGAGCAGACTTTGACAATGTTTTGCCTTTTTCTAAGCGTAAAGAAGTAAGTTCTTTTGCTCTATCAATGAAGTTGTTAATTGTGATAAGCACATTATCAGCTTCATCTGTGAATCTAAGACCTGATTCAACATCTTTAACATCTTTTTCTTTTTGTTCTTTTACTGCAACTGTGTAAGTTGATTGATTTGCACCAACTAGAACAGGAGAGACTTCAAACACAGTAGCAGATTTAATGTACCTTACTTCTTGTGATTGTCCGTCTTTTTGAAAAGTTCCTTGTTCTGCGTCATCAACTTGAAATCCAAATGACCATTGTTGCAAGTCTCCCATAGCTTTGACAATTTCATAGGCTTCTTTACCACTCTCAGACGACATAATAAACTCGCCTTTGAATGTTGCCTTGTCATTATCTTGAAATATTCGTCCTTTACCAATAGGATTCTCCCATTTGTGAGACCATACCATTGGTACTTCGCCTTCTAAACCTTTAAATGATTTTAGTGAGTTTGGTAAAACTACATCTCCGTCAGAATCTACATTATTAAATACAGAGAAAACTGCTTCTACTTTGCCTTCCTTGTCGGTGTCCAATGCAAAGTCTATTGATTTAAACTCTTTTTCCATTATTCTTCTTCCTTTTCTACCCACGCTTCGTTTTCTTCTGTGTTAGGGTCGTCTGCAATAAAATGACCTTTGTCATTCCTTGCCCTTACTTTACTAGCTTCTTGTAATTTTTTTTCTTTTTCGGCTTTTGTAATTTTAACAAGCGTACCTTGTTCAATTAACCATTTAATACTTTTCTGTGGAATACCTTTGCCGTCAATAAACTCGCCTTCAGCAAAGTATTTATCTTTGACAGTTATTCCGTTCATCACTTCATACATTATGTAATTATCTCCACGCTAAATTCTACGCCTAAGTAATCAATACTATTCACAGTATAAACACCATAATTAGACGCTTCAACAACTCTAGCAGAACTTACCACTCCACCTAAAGTTGTATCTCCTTCAATAGCTGATTTTACACTTGTGCTTCCACTTCCGTCTAAATAAGAATCTAAAGAATCCTGTGATAATTCTGCGTCCACTCTTGAAACATACATATAGATTGGAATGTTATAAGTATCTGAGCCACGAGCCATTGTAGAATCATATTCAAGTGAACTCATTACACCAACAACTGCCGTAGGTGGCTCAATAGAATCAGGTACAAAAGAATATATACTTAATCCTGAGATTGTTGCTAATCGTGTTTTTAATCCTTCTCTTATGCTAGATAAACTTGCCATAGGTATTACTATAACAAACTTTTAGCAGATAGCTGACCCTTCGGAGTTGATTGCTGAATGAATGAAACAAAGGGTCAGCTTCTTATCTGCGTGTTCAATGATACAGGGAATTGAATTATCGAACTATCTAATCTTAATACAATAAATTAAGTGTGCAATATATACAACTCTTTACATATTGCAATTCGTGTTTTTCACAAATCATTCTTCTTCTAACATTTTTTTATTGGCACAATCGTAACAAATGTTATGTAAGTCTTGTAAACAACCTAAATAAATACCGTCTGTACCACTATGCACTATGTTTTTTTCTGTATTGCAATATTTACACATTATTCTTCTTCTATTAGTGTATCAAAACATTTAGGGTGTGAGCCTGAAATTATTTGTTCTCTCATTGAAGCGTCAAGGTAAGGGAAGTATTCTTGCACAGTTTTTCTAGGATTATCCCACATATACTCGTGCCAATCTTTTCTTATGACTTCTACTGTTCCTTCTTCTCGACACATAAAACATCTGTTAGTTGGAACTGTAACAATGTCATCATCAACATTCCTATTCATATATTGTGCTGAAGTGTATAAGAGTTTCTGTTCTTGCAAGGTTAAATGACCTGCACAGTTTTTTTCTTCAGGGCAGTTGCATTTAGTTATCATCATCTCTTACTCCACTAATGTCTATTTTAAAACTTGGGTGCAAGTTTTTAATATCTTGCTCTGCTCTTTGTATAGCTTCTTCTTCAGTTGTAGTTGTGTAATTTTTACTTCCAATAAAAAATACTTTATGCTTTTTCATTTTTCCCTTTCAATCAATCCAATTTCTAATTTTCTTTTTAGTAACAATCTCTCAGCTAACTCAATTTGTTCTTTGGTTTCTAAGTGATTGTAAATCTGTTCTAAGTTTTCAAAGATTGTCATTTTTTCAACACCACATCTTCTTTTTCTATTTCTTTTTTACAATGTACACATTCGATTGCAGACCAATACAAATGTGTTACTTCTACTTCCAAAGTACATTCAGGGCAATCAAACTTGTATGTTGTTCTCTTTTGATAAATCATTAGGAAGCCTTCCATTTAGTTTGCATTCTCTCTGCAATTTTTCCATATACAAACTTGCCACTTTTTTTGCTTTGAGCTTTTCTTCTTTGGTGTCTGTTCATATCAACTTCCTAACTTGTAATTTTTTGGCAAATTAAAATCTTCTATGATTCTCTGCCTAATAGATTCTTTGTTAGCTATCCACCACTTGTGGATTTTAATTTGTTCTTCTTTTAGTTTCATTCTTTATCTCCTTTTTCAATATATTTATATCGTTCTGCATAGAACTTAATTTTTTATCCATTTTTTTTTTAATCTCGTCATAAATTATTTGTAATGACATATCAACTCCTTTTTTCATAATTAATCAACTTGGTTGGATTATAATTTGTGATTTTTAGATTGTCAATCTTCTATTATAAAAATCTTAGATTTGACAAGTAGGAGAGTTTCTGCTATCGTAGATTATGAATGAAAAAATAGAAGGAGTTAAATTGCAAAAATTTACTTACCAAGTCTTGAAATCTTTTAAACAAGATTACACAGACTTACAAAACTTCCAAGACGCTGAGCTAGTCGTGGAAGATACTATAACTCTTGATTGCTCAGGCTATCACAATCCACTAGAAGTGTTTTGGGCTTGGAGAATCAGAGAAGCTCGTATCTATAACAAAAAATTGTCAGACCAAGAGAAAAAAGATTTCTCTTATATTGTCAGGCAAAAAGATTCTTTGAAGGGAGAAGAAGAATGAATGATTTAGGTTGGCAAATCCGTAAAGGATTAA